CATTAGCTAAAAGTCATTGGTTCTGTTGATTCAGTTGAAAAATTACTAACATATAATTCATAATTAATACCAGACCAGTTGACAGTAGTTACACTAACAACTGACGGAGCATTAAATAAATCTGATATTGTACCTATAGCGCCTTGATTCAAAGCATTAACAAACCAAGAATCAAATGTACCAAATGATGATGGCACTGCTATCCATATATAATCAGAAGATGTACTATTAAATGTAACAGTTGGTGTTGTATCAGAAGACACTACTTTAGTACCAGCTATAATGTCAGCTGCGTCTATAGAGTTGTCCGATGATATACCATAAAATATAGGATATATAAATGAGTAGTTTACATTATTAGTTGTTATACTTCCTGCGGGTAATATGTCCGCATCATATGTAAATGTCATATCATATACAAACGTATCAGGAGTAACTGATGTTAGCCCAACATCTGTATATGGATTTACAGTGGCTATTTCGACATTATCTTTTTCAAGTGATATACTTAGTAAGGAACCCGCAGATCCTTGATTAAAAGTACCAGTTAAGACTGGAGAGATACTTGTTCCAACCTCTAACGTTTTAACTTCAGATCCAGATAATGAAGCTGTAGGATTTGAAGGAGGAAAAAATATTAAATCAAATACTTCGGAAATAGTTAATCCAGTAAGGTTATCTACATTTGTGCCAGAATCAACACCTCCTACATCATCAGCAGTTAGTGTTCCGGATGGAAATAAAGAATTATATATAGATTGTACATCTGAAGTAATAGGAATACTCACATTGATAATAGTACCGTCATCTCTTGTAAGAGTTAGAACATCTGTTACTTCATTATAGTTACCAGAAACTATTCTTGGTTGAGACACACCACCAGTTCCTGTAAAAACAAGAGGACTAGATGTTTGTATAGTAGAAATAGTAACAGGATCGTTCTTCTTGAGAACCTCTATATTACCTACCTTAATCTTATTGGTAGTACCTCTTGTTATCTTTATATCTATTTCTTTTTTCTTAGCCATAATTATATAGGTAATGTATCATCTCCATTCAGATATATTTTTAGATCTAAACATTTATTCCTGTTTTAATATGGTTAATAGATGGCCTTGCACTATAGTTTCAAATACTCCTTCAACTTCTTCTACTATAAAGTTCATAAATAATGAACCAGTTAAAGTGGTAGTTATTGATACAGATACGGTATCTTGATCTACTACATTAAGAGTTCCTTGTGATAATGAGAAAGCTCCTACTATTCCCTGACCTGTATATATACTAATTCGAATATCTCTATAATCAGATACACATGCTTTATCACAACCTAATGAAACTAGGTTAAATATGAACGTAATCGTTTCATCATTAATAGTAGTAGTAGTAGGATCATTAGGTGGTAAATATGGTGTTTTAATTTGGTTATCTAAAAAGTTTAATATGTCACAAACTTGGTCTTCTGTTAAACAAGAACAGCTTTCATTTTCATCAATTTTAAATCTCCATAAAGCTTTAAGTAATTGATTTTGTATTTTAGCTTTATTAGCAAGAGACTCATTAAATGTACCATAACAAGCAGGTTTTAATATCTGATCACTAAATTGATAGGCAGTCTTTATTTGCGCATTTAATATACGCAGATCTAATACTTCTTGTGTCATAATTTATTATTAATCAGTTCTATCTACTACTAAAAAGAATTGAACCTTACCACCTTGGTTTGTAGTTTGAGATAACTCTATTTCAACATAGTCATTGCCAGTTGATAGTATTTGAATTCCAGGGCTAGGTGATGAAGTAAGTGTTCCTACTGTTCCTTTAAGAGCATCACCTGCTGTAGCAGAAAGTATTGTTTGAAATACAGTGGTCGATACTACACCATTAATATTTACAGCTAATGTGACATCATTTGTATCACCATCTAGATCTTCTAATACTGCGTACTTAATTGATTTAAGAGTACATTTAAAAGGAATGTTTGCATACCCAGATACATTATCACCTGTGATATCTACAATTACTGGTATTACTTCTTGTACTTGTTCAAGTTTACTAGGAGCTATAGCAGCATTCGCTATCTTACCTTCAGTAACACTAAGGTTAGCAAGTTTATCAGTAGTAACATTTTCATTTAATATTTTTGCAGTAGTCACAGCAGATGTAGCAAGCTTAGCGGATGTTATATTAGCATCTAATATTTTAGATGTAGTTACATTAGCATCTAGTATTTTAGCAGTTGTAATATTATTATCTGCTATTTTAGCTGTAGTAACATTGTTATCAGCAAGTTTAATTGTAGTTACTGCTGAGTTAGCAAGAGCAGCTGTTGTTATATCACCGGTTTCTATTTTTAGTAAATTAAGATTCAAAGGAATTAACTTCCATGATCCTCCTCTATAAAAATAATAGAACATTAGTTTTTCATCAGCATATTCAGTAACACTTGTTCCAAATATTTCAAGTTCATTTCCGTCTACTGTACAATTACCATTGTAGTATAACCATATAAAAGTACCCTCTATAGGAGTCCCTGTAGTTGTTATACTAACATCAGTAGTTAAAGTTACATTAGAATTTATATTGTAAATTTCAGCATCATCTGTTAAATCAATAACAAGATCTGTATTTGTGGGTAATGCTAAATTTTTAGATAGTATATTTCTAGCCATTTTAGTCGTTTGTTATTAATTCAACATTTAACAATGATATTACAGTGGTTCCTCCTCCGTTGCCATCAAAATCTATAGTACTTGTAAAATCATAAGTATTTGAAGATCCTTCAAAAGAATCTATTTGTATTACCGAAGTTGTAGTAAATACATTAGTATCACCTAATATAGGAACATCATTATTAAATATACTTAACGAACCAATCGTTTGTAACCTATTAGATGATGCTCTTATTACTTCCATATTAACTTGGAATTCAGAATCATTACCAGTAGTATTAGTATATTGAAATAGTGTGTTACCATCAAATTCTATATTCAAAGGATCTGTATCAGGTACAGTACCTGTATATAAAATCTTTAATTTATCACCTTCAGTTGCTAATAGATTGGCTCCTAATGTGAAAGAAGAAGTTGAAAGACTGTGGTAATATAAATATGATAAAGCCGCTGGATCATTAACAGTTACAGCAGCAGTAGTAATAGTACTGGAATCAGAAAAAGTAAACGAAATAGTGTTATCTCCATTAACAACTATATTAGAAATTGAAGGAGCATCTACTCCATCAACAACACCAATAAGTTCAACACCAGAATCACAATTACAAGACGAGGAGCAGTTACAAGCCATTTTTTAAAGAGTTTAAATTATAAGCAATTACAAAGATCTTCTAGGAACTCTAGAGCTTCTTTGATTTGAGTTTCGTTTTTGGTAAGAGCTGTTACATGTAACATGTCTCTAAAATAAGTTAAGGATATAATTTCTTCAGAATCGTAACAATCATCACATAGGTATTCATCTACAAATTTGTAGAGAACTTCATCTATGCAACAATCAATTTTAGGAGAAAAGAATTTTTTTAAGCATACATTATAAGATACTAATCCGTTTATAATGTATTCAAATTGATATACGCCATCTTCCCAATCACCTAAATATGCTGTATACTCTATATCACCAGTTATTGTATCTGGTATTTGAGAAGTAATATCATAATCATAAATTGAGCCTGAAGGTGATGTAATACGAAAATAAGCTGAAGTCACATCGGACCCAGCTTCATTAGGAGTGTTCCATCCTGTAGGATTAGTGGTTACATTATATGCACCAGTAGTATCTACAAAATTAAACTCAGTCCCTTTCTTTTTTAAGCATGCTGTATATTTAGGTACTAAGGCCATTTCGACAAGAATTAAAAGTTAAAAAAAGTAAGATAAAAAAGAAGAGAGGAGAGTTTCCCCTCTTCCTTTATTTTATTCATCTTACGATACAGCGAGACTTCCGTCAGCTGATCCTGCAAGTAATACTTCGAGAACATCAGTGATGTCATCAGCACCTGTAGCATACGCGGGCGCAGTAGCAGGAATAGCAAGTGTTACATGCTTACTGGCAGATACAAGACTACCAATTCCAAGTACTTCGTCATTAACGAACAAGATATCAATCAAGTCATATCCACCACCAGCAACAGTGCTGACAGCATCTTGACGAGCATCGAAGATGTTAGGTTCTCCCATACGGAAGAATTCACCTTCGTTACCTTGAGTGAACCATTCTAGTTCTTTAACAATTTCAACTACACCAGTACCGGGAGTAGCGGCAGCTGAACGTGTAATTGGGGTAGCATTGAAACCTTCAGTAGTGTCAAGCTGAGTTTCCCATCGGCTTTTCTTATACTTGATTTTACCAAGTTTAAAGTCAAGAGGAAGACCTGTAAGTTTGATACCAAACTCAGCAGAAATAGCATCGGCAGCTGCAATTCGTTCAACGTTTGCGATAGCAACTACTGCGCTATCTCCTTGGAAAGGAACGTCAATTTTAACAGCAGTGGTGCCAACGATTTCAGTAACTTTGAAAACAGGGCTTGTAGTACCAGTACCTCCGATTCGAAGATAATCACCAGCCACCAAAGATGTAACTGCAGCATCAACTTCAAGAATCTTAGATCCTTTTGTTACGGTAACCGTACTAGCACCAGCGGCACCAACACCAGCTTCATCACAAACTCGTTCAAATTTGATTTGATCTTCAGCTTCACGATCGAAATTAAAAATCAAAGATTTTGTAACTCCAGTAGCAATAGATTCTTGAGTAGCAGATGAGGTTGATTTATAAGTTCCAAACTTTACTCGTTTTCCGTCAGAAGATGATCTGTTATGAAGATCTTCCATATAAAGACGTACGTAGTAAAGAGCGTTGTTATTGACTTCAATAGAACCAGTGGTTCCATTATAACCAATATAATCAAGTTGCTCGGTAGCAGCTGTGTAGGTTTTTAATCCAAAGTGCTTTACCTTGGCTTTCTCTATAATGTCTGATACGACATCAGGTTCCCCACCACGATTGATACCAATCTTAAAAGCATCCGCTGTAAGAGCAGTTGCTTCTGTTAGGATTTGACCTTGTGGTGACAAAATGCAAATTTCTCCTGCGTTAGCATCAGATAATGTACCGCTTGCAGTTTTGGCGGCTGTTCCACCAACAAACAATTGTTGTACATGATTTTGTGCAAAAGTAGACATATTTATTTATTTTAAATTAAACATTTAGTTAAAATTAATAGGTTTCACAGGAAATGTCTGCAACCTACTATCAGCAGCCGCTTCTAAAGCGTAAAGTACTGCTCCTCTGATAACCTCATAATGTTTGTTAGCCGGATACTCCGAGTTAACTTGATCATCTGGATTATCTAAGTCTATTACTACCAACCTAGGTTCTCGAATATACGTAATTAAATATTCATCTACAACTAAATTCGAACCTTTTGGTAAAAATAATTCTATTAAATTTTCTGAATTGGACGGTCTACTCATTAGTAGCCTTCTCAATTCTAATACGCTTGACGCTTTTGTTTCGTCTATATTTAGGGAAAAATATTCATCATCAGTAACAGGAGTCACAGTCGAGGTGAAATCACAATTGATCCACTTTACAACTTCCTTTTCTGAACGTCCGGGATAGTCTGACGGTATTTCGAATAATACACTACTCGGTCCCGTGGCTCCTGTCTGATCTGATGATTGAATAAGTATTTGTGACCTTTTAAACGGAAATATATAGCTTTGTCTTTTAGCATTATCAGATGATTCTGTCTTGATCCTTAATAGATCAGAAGAATACGAGTTGATAAACCAAGCAACTTCTTCAGGAAGCCAACCCTTAGCGGCATCGGAAGCCACACGGTCGTACTCTAGCTGAAAATTGTTATACATTTCGTTTGCTGTCATTACTTACTATTTTCTATTCTACCCATTATTTGTAGTTTGATTTCGTTATTCATCTTGTTGTTAAGATATTTAACGACCTCATTACTTGTATCACCTAGGAATACTCCCTCTGGTGTTTGGTATGTTCGTCCCACTAATTCAATAGCTCCTTTTTCAAGACCATTAACAACTAGTTTCTTATCTTCGTAGTAAGGATCATTTACAATCTCTAGAAACATATCTAGGTTTTTGTCTATGATACCACTGATTTCAGATTTAAGAAATGTGTCTTTAGCATCTTTTGGAATAGCTTTTTTGAATTTAGTATTCTTAAGTTTATATTGCTTTAGAAAGTCAATCATATCATCGTTAGATGCTGACATTCTACCATAGAATTTAAAAGCTTCTTTCAAAGCATCAATGCCTGTGGCTTTACGTCTGATTTCCTCACCCTCTTCTGCTATACAAAACTTATAACTTAATTTACGATCAACAGCCTCTTTATCAGCAGTAGGACAAATATATTTCTTATTCGTCAAAAGAACTTTATATCGAATATAGTCTATAGGTTTAGATAGATCAAGCTTTGTCTGTCTTGAATCTAGCTTTACTTTAAAACTATGCCAATAGTTATCTTCTTTTTTATGTACTGATAAATCACCAAGCTCGAAATCCATTCCTGAAGATTTCCTACTTTCAAAGAATTCTCTTTCCGAAGGAGTAAGGGGGTCAACTAGGACCCCTCTACTATCCTGCGGTACAACATATTCAATGCTGGATTCTCCAAATAAAAAACTTGCTGAATGGTCGTCTGGCAACCATGAACGCCCCTTAATAGGTTTAATGTAAACTATCTTATTAGGTAGTTTAAATTCAACTTGTGTATCTAATTCTTCCATTTTTTATTATTTAAATTAATATTACGCTGCTAGAATGTTAGGAATAAAGCTAGCGGTACGTGATGGATCAGTTACTTTAGCACCAAACACACATGCTCGGTGTACTGTATAACCATCAACAGCGTTAGCCATATACTTCATTCGTCCACCAGTTGGTGAATAAGGATCACGAAGTCCGGGCTCATATCCCCAGATATCTTCTTGTCCTTTAGCCATAACTTTCTGAATGTTTGCTTCTCCTGCTGAAGTTCCTACATCAAGAATGTCATAACGATACGACTCAGCTACACCACCATCTGGGTGATAGATTTTGTTTCTTTCTCTATCAGAATATAGAGAATCTACAGAAACAGAAACCTCAATTCCCATTGGGCCAACGTAACGTAGGAACTGTCCACCATAGCCAAGGCCAAGTGAGGTAAGTCCCATACCATCATTTTTAAACATCCTATCCTCGTTAAAGAGGGGTTGGAACAATTGAGAGAAATCTTCAAGAGCATAGTGGAACTGTACAGCACCACGTTCACCTGTCTTCAAGACGAACTTACGTTGGTCCATTGACAACTTATTCTCGGAAAGATCCAATAGAACATTCAATAGATACTTAATGGTAAAGTCATTATAGAACACTGTGTTCGAAGCTTCCATTTGTTGACGGATACCAGCACCTTGTTTAATGACAAAACCTGACTTACCAAAGTTACCATAAGATCCATCAGATTTACGGTTTGAAGTAGCGAACATAAGTCCACGATTTTTCTCCAAACGGAATTGGTGGTCGAATTGATAATCTTGATATTGAGTCCAGATCTTAAATGTCTGTCCTTTATCGTTTTTGAACATCGTTCCAAACGGACGGTTGATCATGTTACCGGGAGTCTGGTGTTGCATACGGATCATAGTGAACTGATTTCTCATCGAGAAAGGAGAAGTGAAGTTAACTCCACCACCTTTTCTAGAAAGAGTTTGCTCAACGATAGACCAGTCTTTACTGAATCTACGTCCGGCAACCAATTCTTCGGTGTCCATATACTTGTCAGAACTATCGGACATAAGCTCTACCTCATACACCCAGTAGTTTCCATCTGGTTCCGGATCAGCAACGATTCGAAGTGGGTAAAGTTCATTCATGTGTCCTACGATAACGTTTACGTCAGTAAACCACTGCTCTTCAAAAACCATGAAGAATCGGCTAAAGCCAACCCCGGGTTTATCAGTAGCAGCTATCGCCGAACCATTCCGTGTAAGACGTGCCTCAACAAGAGGAATGTTCTTTTTAGAAGTACCAATGAGTTCCCAAACAAAGTCATCTTCGTTTTCTAGAACTTTAACACCAAACTGATTAAGGTAAGTGTCAAGATCCATACCAAAGTTGGTTTGGTGAACCATTGTCATTATATTAGATGCTTTCTGTGGGGCAGCATTCCAAATCGCTCCGATGTGATTTTTAGTGGTCATACCACTCCACGATTTAGCATCTGTCATTTGAAATTGCGACAATTTAGCCATGTTATTTTAAGTTTGCAATCGGGTTAATAATTAATATTTAACTTGTACATCGGGTATATCATCAAAATCAAACAGCTCCGAATCCGATGTCTTCCTCGAACCTGATAAGCGATTAGATGAATTTCCTTTATCAAACTTTTCGCTTAGTTTCTTAAGTGCCTTAGTTCTCTCTTTAGTTTGTAAGAAATCTGTATTTGGCTCTTTATCAAATAAACCTAGTTTGGTATAGTAATGTAGTTTGATCATAAAACTAACGGGGTCTTCAGTTCGTTTTGCCATTACAGCATCTAGCTGAGTCCCGTCTTCTAAAACCTTTACAGGTCGTGTCATTTGCTCAAACAATTCTGTCTTCTCTTTTTCGTTCAGACTAACTCCTTTAAAGACTTCTTTAACTGAATCAAGTCCAGACTTAATTTCTTTAACGGCATTCTCACGCTCAACTTCTCTTGCTCTAACGGCATTCTCATTCTGAGTTTTAATAGCACTCTTTATCTTCGGAAGATAAGTCTTTGCTTTATCAGAAAGTTTTTCGTCAATCTTATATGACTCTAGCAAATCTGAAATAACAGATTCATCAGTATTAGTCATACGCAAAAAGTCAGTGACAATTTTACTTGCTACTTCTTCTTCATTTAGTTGATCGTCAGTAATAGAATCATATTGCAGTTCACTAGACTTCATCTGTTTGAATTCGTCAACTGAAATACCATTCCTAAAAGCTTTCAAAGCTTCTTTTTGATCGGGAGAAAGATCACGTAACTCGTTGGCTTGAATCTGCTTTCGATTTAAATTGATCAGATCTTCAACGGTTTTTACATCTTTTAACTCCTTTTCATCAATATCCGGGAAGGCTCCTTCTTCGTAGAGAGCAGAGGCATAATCAGCAATATTGGAAGAAGAAGAACTCTCTGTAGTGTCGTCGTCGGAGCCTTCCTCAGTTCCTTTCTTATCATCTACGTCATCTTCATCCTCATCCTCATCATTTGAGGTTGCTGTAATCTCATTACCTTCTGCATCAAGATCCATTAAGTTTTCATCCTCTTTTGAATCTTTACTAGTTTCTTTTTCCTTAGGATTTTTATCCTTAGGATTATCATCATTTCCTTCTTCTATGCTATCTGGGGTGACCGTTCCTTCTGGATCAATAATGTCCTCAAGATCAAACTCCAAATCGCCTCCTAAAAATTCGCTCATTTCTTATATGATTTATGTAAATTAATAAATTATTTTTGTATTATCCAAATAAATAATAAAATCTGTTACATTTTAATAAAGTAACCTATAGCCTCTTTTCTACTTTTTGGTTGCCGGCTTTGCTCCCATTTTCTTAATTTTTTTGTCTTCTCGAATCATTTTATCCTTATGCATCTTCATAGAGTCTTCTATTTTTCTTTCATCTAAAGATAGTTTTGCTTGACTTTCTTGCATACTTGCTATCAACTCTTGCTCTTTAACTTTCATTCCATCTAAATGCTTTCTAAGTTCAAGTGACAATTGTCCGTCATCATAATCACCAGAGTCTGCCATTGACTGAGCTCTTAGTTTCATTTCTTCAACAAGAAGCTTAGTTTGGTTATCTCTTACATTATTACGTTCTTCAAGTGCGCGTTTATCCTGTTCGTTCTGAACCTGAGCTTGAGTAGCTTGTTGCTGTTGTTGCATTTGTTTTTCAAACTGCTGACGTTCCATCTCAGTCTTTTCTTCTTCTGCAAGTTCAATCTTACGCTTAATAGTAGCAATAGAATCTGAAGTGTAGACATCTATAATATCACCAATACTCATCTTATCATTTTGAAGAGCAGCTTGTGATAGCATCTTGAGGTCAGCAAACAATTCTGTATCAGCAGCAGAGTTACTTAAGAATAGACCATAATCAGCTTCCATGATTTCATCACCGGGAATATCAAACAACATATTAGTCATGTCGTCTAATATCATTTGGCGTTTCATAGTCTTACCTTTGTAAGCATACTTAGCAGTTTCAAGTAGCATTGTAAGTACACGTTTCTTAAAGTTATCATGAACTTTAAACCACTTCTCAGTAATATGCGCTGACTGAGTTACTGCTCTTTGAACATTTCCTACTAACTCTCTAGTTTCTATCTGTCCCTGTCTTTGTTCAGTAACTCCTGCAATTTCACCTAATTCCTTTTTAATATACTCTAACATCATAAGATGCTGTTGTATATAATTACCCATTTCTAAGTCAGCAACCATGTTGTTACTATCCATAGAACCAGCTAGTTTTCCTTGAGAAGCTCCTTTATCACCTTCTTTAAAACCATCGGTTACCATCACATTCATCTGAAATAGATAGTTTAACCATT